GGAATGGTACGAAACCTCCTATCACCCCAGGAGCTCCTCAATAAAGTATCCAGTCAGGAGTTGCACATCGTCAACACAACCGCTAACAGTGGTTGGCTTATCCAGAATGGCTCGCTGAGCAACATGAAGCCAGACCAGCTGGAGCGCGATGGCGCACAGACTGGCCTCGTCATTGAGTACAATCGCGGCGCTGAAAAGCCCGAGAAGATCCAGCCGAACCAGATCCCGACGGGTCTGGACCGCATTGCGCAGATGGCGGCTGCCAGCATAAAAGCCATCAGCGGTGTCAATGACAACATGCTGAACGGCGACGCTCAGGAAATCGATATTACCAATCCCATGAAGGCTGTCCAGCAGAATCGCGGGACGATCATGGCGCAGGTCCCCCTTGATAGCCTGAAGAAGTCGCGTCAGTTCCTCGGCGAGATTATGTTGAATCTCATCCAGACATACTACACCGAAGAGCGGATTCTACAGATCACGGACGAAGAAGACCCGCTGAATCCCAGCGAAGAGATGGTCATCAACCAGATGACTCCGTCGGGGGAAGTTATCAACGACCTGACTGTCGGGTCCTACGATGTGATGATTACGACTGTTCCCGCGCGCGATACGTTTGATGACCAGCAATTCCTTGAGGCTATGGCTCTCAGGTCTGTGGGCGTTGCGGTGCCTGACGATGCAATTGTCATGTACTCGCACCTAGCAAGGAAAGCCGAGCTCGCCAAGAGGATCCGTCAGTCCACGGGCGTCGAGAAGACTCCGGAACAAGAACAGATTGCGATGCTCATGGAGCAGATGCAGATTCAGCAGGTGCAGCTGCAGGTTCAGGAACTTGGCGCAAAGATCCAGAAGCTCCAGTCCGAAGCTGCGGTCAACATGGCCAAAGTGCAGGACATGGCCGATGTTCAGCCGCAACTGATTATTGCTGGGCTGCAGGCTGAGATGGAAACCCGCATGCGGGAACTTGATCTTCGTAGACAGTTGGCAGAACTTGCAGCGAATGCTAGGGTTCAGCAATCTGAGACCGGCGCTGCGGTTAAGCTTGCCACCTCAGCGATGGCCACATCGGCCAAACAAGCGCAGGCACAAGCCAAGCCTAAACCCCCTGGAGCTAAGACCTAATGACTAAGCAAACCGTAAAGCCCTTTGTTATGCCGGGCGCGGATTCCGATGACGATGTAGGCACCAATGACAAGCTTGACCTGAGCTTCATGGAGCCAACGGAAGAAGAACTTGCAGCAAAAGCCGCTGCGGAAGAGCGCAAAGCCGCGCTACTGAAGGAAGAAGAAGACGCCGCTGAGGAAAAGCGCCTTGCTGACGAAGCTAAGGCGGCTGAGGCCGCCGGTCAGAAAGATGTAGACACCAAGCTGACAGACGAGGAGAAAGCCGAAGCTGCGAAGCTGGAAGCCGATCGGGAAACGGGTAAGAAGAAGAACCCGATGGTTCCGAAATCTCGCCTAGACGAAGTCCTTGCGAAGAACCGGGAGCTTCTCGCGCAGGTGGAAACCGAACGCAAGGCGCGCGAAGCACGGGTGCCCGAGATTCCGAAAGACGCGCAGGCATTTGACTTCGACGCTAAAGAAGCCGAATACATGCAAGCTGTCATCGACGGCGAAAAAGCCAAGGCGCTAGAGCTGCGCAAAGAGATTCGCGCCGCCGAGAAGACCGAACTCCAGAAGGCCACGGCTACTGCAACAACCCAAGACTCGGAAGCTGTTGCACTCGCCAAAGCCGCTGCTGAAGTTGAAAGGTCCTTCCCGCAGTTCACCCACGGCCACGAAAAGTACAACGAAGAAGCCACAAAAGCCGTTGTGAAGATGCGAGACGCGCTTATCATGCAGGGGCAGAGTGCGGTCGAGGCCCTGAACGACGCGGTGGATTACGTTGTCAGGAAGTTTGACCTCGACGAGACGCCCGTTGACGACAGTAAAGTGGTCGACCTCAACAAAAAGCGTGAGGCTAACACCGCCAAGAAAATTGATGCACACGGCAAGCAGCCGCCCGTTATGAAAGGCGAAGGCGAACGCACACGAAAAGCCGACCAGCTGAGTGACATCGATCTGATGTCGGAAGAAGAATTTAACGCGCTTCCTGAAGCTACCAAGCGCCGTATGCGTGGAGATTTCCTGTGATGCTTACCGTACTTTTTAGTGCACTTGTAGGCGCTGTGCTCAACCGGTTCTCGGGCTGGACTAACCAGTCTTGGGTCCCCGGCCGCCACATCTACTGGGCAGCGCTTGCTGCGTTCCTTATTACCTGGGCGCTTGTCGACATCGGGTGGGCGCTTGCTGTGGCAGTGTCTGCGCTGACCTACCGTCTTCCTGGCTGGTACGGCTCGCTAGACATGGGCACGCACGGTGATTCCCTGAAGCGTGATGTTCGAGTGATGTTTTCCTGCACGCTCCGGATTGCCCCAGTGTTTGTCTGGGCTCTGACGCAAGGGGTATACCTTGCCCCGGTACTGCTGCTGATTGCGGCGGGCGGCGCTACTGCCGTGTATGTACTGGGAAATCTTGTTGGGCCTAAACTTACCAAGGACCCCTTCAGGTACATCGAACCCGGCGTCGGCGCGGTGTTGGGTAGTATTATTGGCTTAATGATTGCCCTGTAACGGGTACACAAGAGGCCATGTTAAAAATTTCCGCATGGCCTCTTGTGTATCGTTTATCGATAGTGTATGCGTAAGACTCGTCCTCAGAGAACGATATCTCTGACGAGCTCACGGTCCGTAAACCGCGACACCCTCGCCTAGCTGGCGTTAATAGCTTCAGGACCGGCCACCTACCAAAGGGCCGCTTAGCGTCCCCTCACGATACGAGGGATTCGACCGGGTAACACCGGACAACTCCCTTTTTTCAACCTTTTGTCTCATGAGGAGACCCCACTATGGCCTTGACCAATTTTGGCGCGCTCACTAACGAGCAGCTGACAACCTGGAGCCGTGACTTCTGGAGAGTCGCGCGCAACTCGTCTTTCATCAACAAATTCGCGGGATCCGGCGCCAACGCCATGGTCCAGCGCATCACCGACCTTACGAAGTCCGACAAGGGCACCCGCGCAGTCCTGACCCTGATCGCTGACGCGCAGGGCGACGGCATCACCGGTGACAACACGCTGGAAGGTAACGAAGAATCCCTCCGCGCGTACGACATGGTCGTGAACATCGACCAGCTGCGCTTCGCTCACCGCATCGCGGGCAAGATGGCCGACCAGGCTTCGGTCGTCAACTTCCGTGAAACGGCTCGCGACCAGCTGGCGTACCAGATGGCCGACCGTATCGACCAGATGGCGTTCCTGACCCTTTCGGGCGTTTCCTACGCTTACAAGAACAACGGCGGCCTTCGCCCTGTTCTACCGGGCGCTGGTCAAAACCTGACCGACCTTGAGTTCGCAGCGGATGTCTCTGCCCCGACCACGAACCGTCACCTTCGCTGGGACGACTCGCTGTACCTCGAAGCTGGCGACACGACCGCTGTTGCCGCGGCCGACACGATCACCTATCGCACGCTTGTTGAGCTCAAGGCCTATGCCAAGGACAACTACATCCGCGGCATCAAGACTGGCTCGGAAGAAGTGTACCACATGTTCGTGACGCCGGGCCAAATGGCCACGCTGAAGCTGAACTCGGACTTCCTCGCCAACGTCCGCAACGCGGGCGTGCGCGGCCCCGAAAACAGCCTCTTCGCTGGCACGAGCTCGGTCATGGTCGATGGTGTCATGATCCACGAGTACCGTCACGTGTTCAACACGAAGGGCGCGGCTTCGGGTTCCAAGTGGGGTGGTTCCGGCACGGTTGACGGCGCTCGCGCGCTGTTCTGCGGTGCTCAGGCCCTTGCAATGGCAGACATCAACATGCCGTCGATGGTTGAAGAGTCCTGGGACTATGGGAACTCCCATGGTATCTCGATCGGGAAGATCTTTGGCTTCAAGAAGCCGAAGTTCCGCTCGGACTTCAACAACGCCGTCGAAGACTTCGGCGTCATCTGCCTCGACACCGCCCTGTAATCTGGCTCCCTCCCCCTCGGGGGAGGGACCAAACCTGGAAAGGAACTCTGAACTATGGCTACTTTTGCAACTGGTCTGGCTACGTCTAACGCGGGCTTCACCGGTCCGGGCGGCGGCGTCGTGTACATTCGCGAAGCTGTCTACACCCTGACCGCAGCTCTTGCGGCTGCTGATATCGTCCAGATGCTCCCGGTCGCTGCTGGCGAACGGGTCGTGGGCCTTGACCTGATCGTCGAAGACCTCGACACGGGCGGCTCCCCCTCGATCGTGCTCGACGTTGGCGACAGCGATGACGCGGACCGCTACATTGACGGGTCCACCAAAGCCCAAGCCGGTGGTGTCTCCCACTACGGCGAAGGTGTTGCTTCGGACGCTGCCGCGATTGCGATCAACAAGCTGTACACCGCAGCCGACACGATCAACGTTACGGTCGCCACGGCCCCGCACACGGGTGCAACGACCGGCACGATCCGTCTGCGTGCGTTCCTCGTTCGCGGCTAATCTCGCGAACTAAAGCAAGTACGCCCCTAGCCTCTGCACTCGAAAGAGTGTACGCTAGGGCCTTCTTGCATATGGAGCTGTAATGCTTGTTATTCACTCTGTTGATACCCGGATCGCCACTCTCCAAGGCGCGATTATCATTCTAAAAGCTAATACTCCGAAGGAACTACCCCCGTCTCTAGTGCCTTTGGCCCTTGCCCACGGCGCACGGCAACTCGAAACCGCCGACGAACCTCTGATGGGCGCGGCGAAAATTGACATTACTCAGGAAGCCACGCTCGCGCCGCCGCCTGTTCCCGAGGAGACTGACGAAGTTAAACTTCAGAAGATCATGCGGGACATTATTGAGCGCGGACAGCGGGATGAGTTCCGGTCGGATGGTCAGCCCAAGACCTCGACACTGAACCGTTTGTTTGGTAGGACTGTTACCGAAGTTGAACGCACCGCTGCTTGGGAAGCAGTAATGAAGAAGGTCTGACCCTATGACCGTCGCTGTAAACACCATAGTTAGCCGCGCGCAGGTACTCCTGCAGGATACCACCGGTATCCGCTGGCCAGTGACGGAACTCATTAGCTGGATCAACGACGCGCAACGTGAAATTGTGCTTTTCAAGCCTGACGCAGGCGCCACAACCGCAGTTATGGCGCTTGCAGTCGGCACTAAACAGACCATTCCAGCAGGGGGCAATCGCCTTCTTCGGGTGATGCGGAACATGTCGGCCCTTTCGGGCGGTACTGGTAAGCGCGCCATCAGGATCGTGGAGCGTGAAATCCTAGACTCCCAAGTCCCGGATTGGCACGATCCCACGGTCACGGGCGACGCAGC